GCAGGGTGGGCTTGAGCGGGTGGCGTGCAGCCACTGAGCGCAGCTTGCCCAGCAGTTCGCGGTTTACCCGCATCATCACGTCTTCTTTCTTCACTTTGACACCGTCACTTTCTTGTAGCCGGAGCGGGCGCCGTAGAACGTGCCGATCATCTGCTCCGTGATCTCGGTGCCGACCGACGCCTTGATGGTGCTGATCGACAGCTTGTGGTCGCCGCACTTCACGACGGCCTTGTCCTGCGACGTGTTCATCTTCTTCATCTCCTCGATGCTGAGGGTCAGAAGCTCGGTCTTCGCTGCGTCCTTCTTGGCCTTGGCCTCCTTCTCAATCGCAGCGTTCTCCTGATACGTCTGGAACAAGTGGGCATGCTCCGTGGTGAGCGTCACCTCAGACATGGGCACGAAGTCCAGCAGACGCACGACGGCGTCTCCGTCCTTATTGAAGTCCACCGGTGGTTCTTCGCCTGCCCGGACGCTGTCCCAGAACTTCGCGACATGAGATTTAATTTTCGAAATTATTTCCACGCTGCGAGGAACCTTCATGCGGCGTGGCTCGTTCCGTATCAGCGCAATCAGCCAGCCATACTCAGCGCCAGTGCAAGCCATCTGGTGCAGAACCTGAAGGACGTAGTTGTCGGGAGCGCAGGTGATCGTGTCACCTTCGTATTCCCAGCCGTCACCGTGGGCCGACCACTTGATCTCGACCGGGTGACCACCGTCCGTCTGGAAGTCCAGCGATGCGCCCATGCCGGGGCAGTCGTCTGCGGTATAGTAATCGACGACCTTCTCGATCTTCATGTCCCAGCGGTGCGCCGCCCAGTTAGCGATGCCGCTTTCAAGGAAGGTGCCAGCCTGAACGGACTTGTTGCCCGAGAGATCTTCGGGCGGCAGCTTGCCAGACTTCTCCATCCACAGCTGCCATAGCGTCGTGAACGGGGACATGTCGAACAGCGCCGCGACTTCGCTTGCGCCGATGTGTTGTGATCTTATCTCATGCCAGTGCGTCTGGTCACGGACGGATAGTGCTCCCATGTATGCCTCCGGTATTGTTGTTGTGGGCTTACAGGCATACCGCTGTCTACGGTTTTATGTCAAGCCCCTTGTAAACATCATCGAGAGAGCGGGCTAAGATATAGATTCCGCCGCGCCTTTCCCATGCGACCTGCCACGCAGCTTGCACCTGACGCTGCTTACCGCGCTGTGCTTTCACCTCGATGGCGAACGCGCGACCCGGGGCGATGACACCCAGCAAGTCCGGGGTTCCCTCCGGCGCCGACTGAATCACGCGAGCCCCGCCATCTAGGGGGCGGAACTTCCCGACGTTGATGCGGAACATCATGATGTCCGTGCGGCGTCCCAGAGCGAGGCGGATCTCGGCTTGGAGGATTGCTTCTTTCATTGCAGCGTCACCCCTTCCGTCTCACCGCTCAGGCAATCCATTGCGGCGTTGACCGCTGCGGCCATCGCCACGAAGCACCTGCTGGCCTCGATCTCCTCGATGCCGCGCTCTTCCTGCCACTCATCCAGTGCCCGCAGCAGGCCAACTGACAGCGCCTGTATCAGCGAGAGCGGTATCAAGACCGCATCGAGCTCTGGCTCGTTCCCATCGTCATCTTCCATATTGCTGTCCTCTCTTCTTCGGTTAGCCCGTTCGTGGTCTGAGCGTTGCGCGCCCCCACCTTCTTCGCAATGCGCGCAGCCTCCTGCCCGCAGATGACATTGAACGCCCAGTGCGTCGGGTTCTTATACCCACGCTTGCGCGCGACGCTGGTCAGCACCTTGAACTTGTTCTGGAGCATGCCCTCTGGGGTCGCGACATTCTCCTCACCCTCACGGGCCATCATCACCAGATCGCCATCGACGTGCTTCACCATCCGCGGCTTCACGGGATAGACATGGCCACACACCGGGCAGGTGGGGCTCGGCTTGTGCATGGCAAAGCAGGCGGTGCAGGTCCGAACCGTCTCCGCCTTTTCGCCCTTGCCACGTTCCTGAACGAACCCATCAGCCAGCGACCACTCGCGGTCGTCGTCGATGAACCCATGCCGCGCCGTGTTGCCAGCGTGGTCGAGGATGATGGTCTTCTCCTTGTCAGGGTGAGGACGAATCGCGCGCCCGCATTGCTGCAGGTATAGGCCCAGAGACTTCGTCGGGCGCAGCAGGATCGCCACCTCCACCGCTGGCAGGTCGAAGCCCTCGCTCACCAGATCGCAGCTGGTCAGCACCTGCACCCGGCCTTCCTCGAACGCCTTCAGGACGCCATCGCGTTCCTCTTCGTTCATGCCGCCGTCGATGTGGCTGGCCGTGTAGCCTGCTTCCCGGAATTCTGCAGCCACATCCTTGGCGTGCCTCACGCTCACGCAGAACGCGATAGCCTTCTTGCCCGACGCGTATTTCCCGTAGTGCTTGACTGCGCTCCCGGTGATGACGGTCTTCACCATCGCCGCCTCAAGCTGCTTCTGCACGTAGTCGCCCATGCGCGTGCCCACCCCGTTCAGATCCGGCGCGCTCGGCGCATAGACGATAGCGTGGGATAGGAACCCCTGAGCGGTCAATTCAGCCACCGTAGGGCCCATCACCATGTCGTCGAACATCTGACCCAGCCCCTTGCCGTCGAGGCGCTCAGGGGTGGCTGTGACGCCCAATACGCGGGCACGGGGGAAACCGATGACGACCTTGCCCCAGCTGGAGTCAGGCGTGAAGTGATGCGCCTCGTCGCCGATGATAAGATCGAACGGCTGCATGCCTTTGATTCGCTTCACGAGCGTGAACACGGAGGCCACGACGACGTTCGCCGTAGGCACGCCGCGATACCCGCCGGTCATCACCGCATGCGCCACGCCGACCTTCTTCAAGGCGTTGCTGATCTGCTTCAGCAGTTCACGGCGGTGGGCCACGATCAGGATGCGCTTGTTGTTCCGGGCCATGCCGGCGGCGATGTATGAAAAGATCACCGTCTTCCCTGAACCGGTCGGGCTGACCAGCAGGGTGTTCTTGTGACCAGAGCGAAAGCTATCGCGCACCGCCTGCACGGCGGATTCTTGGTAATCTCGAAGCTGCATTGTATGTCCTTGTTTGGCAGACACCTTGGCCCGGTCTGCCAGCGGGGGGCGACGTGCCGACTCCCCAATGTTGGAAAGTCTTCCCGGCCCGTCCAAGCTCTAATCAATCTTGGCGCCGACCCTTGGCGATACGCCCGGTCTTTCGGTCGCGATGGAACATCGTCTCACATTCCATCTTTAGCTCGTGAAGCTCACGGCGCAGCTTTCCCTCGACGTGCATCAAGGCAAAGATAGCTGCCAGCAGAGCAAGTGCAATCAAAATAGTCATCGCTCACACCTCCATATCTCGCTCTTCGTTCTGATCAGGATGGCTTTAGTCACCCTGCAACACGCCTCTTTCAAACATGACGTTGCGGCTGCATCCAAGGCAAACTAGATGGTCGACATATGCACCCAACTCGTGATTGACCATTACCACTGCCCACCCTTTGTATTCCGCATCTGGGTCGTTGCATTCGCAGACCATCATGCTGTCGGTAAAATTCTTACGACGAAAATATATTACGTTAGTCATTCGCATGACCACACTTCTGTAGAACGCTTGAGCTTCGGCCAGCCCTGATCGAGGGTGAAGCTACGCTCTTCAAACAATAAATTGTTCGTCGGCACGATGGTCAACCGGTCGCCAGTAGTTCGGATGAACATAAATTCTTTGCCCTGCGACGGCTCGTGCGTGAACGCATCACCCTGCGGAACCGCCGTAAACAGATACTCACCGGCCTCCCCGCTCTTCACCCGCACCCGTAGCCCGTCCAGATAGTCATACACCAAAAGCGAGAAGTCCCTGCCGTAACAGTCCCAAACTTGCGCCTGCGACAGCGTCCAATCGGTGCATGCCGGATCTGCGCTGAACGAGATGGCGTGGGGTGGCAGACCACGATAGAATGCACCGCACTCCAGCATGACATGACATCCCCACGCGCGGCCCGGATGGCTATGCAAACCAAACCAAACAGCCGGCTCATACCCAACAGCACTCTCTCGGATGAATGCAGAGTCCACCCAAACGTAGTAGTGGCGCGGCAAGGATCCGCTGGAACTACTCATGGCCAGATGTCGTCGTCGTATAGCATGTCCAGCGTCTCCTGCTCGGTCGCCTTGTTACGGACGATCAGGAAGATCGCAGTCGCAAACGTCGCGACCATGACTGCCAGCAGGTATTTGCCCGACATAGTTACCCTTCGATCTTCAGCGGGCAAACCCGGTAGCCGACGTTCAGCACAGTGCCGTTGTCGTAGCGGCAGAAGTGATTGCCGTTGGCATACCACTCAGCGACGAGGTAGCTCGCCAGAGCCAGCGCCGGGGTGGCGGCGGTCACTGCAATCACAGCGGCGATAATCAGTTTCTTCATGTCAGATCTCCTTCTGCATTTTTTTACGGAACTCAGTCAGGCTATTTGCTACCAGACGCTCGGCCTCCTCAGGGTCCGCCATACATTCGGCAAAACGAACTAGAATGTCGGAAAGAAACACGGGCTTTCCAATATCGCTGCCGAACCAACCATCCGTGACGAACACGCGAAGCTCGAACTCCAAATTTTCTCGTTTTTTACCTCTGGCATCAGCGATATTCCAGCCAAAAGCCACACATGCGTCATCACGCAAATCTTTGATAAAGCCTTTGTGTGCGGGTTTAGCAATGTCATCCCAATTGGGATGCCAGTCTGTAGTAAGCGACTTTATTACCGCCTTGCGGAGACCCGCGTATAGCTTTTCGCCGTTGCTCATGCTCCCTCTCCCTCTCTCAGCTTACTCGTAACGCCACACACGAACACCGCCATCGGCCAAGCGGACGACGAACTTCTTACCGTAGCGCCGACCCGCATGTGACGCAGTGCTGGTCATCGAGCGGAGCGGCGCGCCCTCGACGAAGAAGCTCTGCCCCACTTCCAGCTTCGTCCACGGATACTTCGGACGCCGGCTGCTAGGCTGGCGCGCTGCCGGGATTGCGTAACCATCTTCAACTTGGAATGTCATTCTGTCCTCCGGTTTTTTAAACTTATAAGTCACGGCGATACCGCTCGTCCCTAAATATCACGTTTGCTTCATCAGAGCTAATACCAAACGTGTATGTCAACTCGTGCGGCTCACGTTCCATCAGTGTGGAATCAGGCCATGCGCGCACCGTCTGGAGCGCAAGCTCGAAGCCCTTCGATCTCTTCGTCAGTTTCATAACCCTACTGGCCACTCATGCTTCGGTAGAAAAATCCCACGCGACATCGACCCCTTGAAGCGTAGCGAGTTATCGCTCTTCCGCGCACTCGGGTGGCGCAGCAACACGCCCGACCAGCCTTCGTAATAGACCGACGTCTGCATGATCTTGTTCAGGGCAGCGATGCTCTGACCAATCCACACTCCGATCGCCAGCCCATGCTCGATCTCAACCTTCAAGCCGACGCGCGCCAGTGACTCGTCCGCTATCCTCAGACCCACGTCTGCGTTCTCTTGCCGGGTGAAGGCAATCACCAGAAGCTCACCAATCGTCCGGTCTTGCACGCCGTGCAGGGTCTCAACGCGGATCGCACTCTGCACGATGTGGTCGAGCAGCACCCGGTCTTCGCGCTCCGCCTTCACCTGCAGGAACTCGTCGAGGTTCACCGTGTTCAGATACTTCTCGCACTGCTTCATGTCCAAACGCTTCGTCGAATAGAGGCTGTAGCATCCGGCCATCAGCGTCCCCAACTGGTCGCCGATACGGCGGTTCGCCAGCACCGTGGCAATCGTTTCTTTGAAGACCAAGATGTTGTGGCGCAGCGTGAACAGGTTGTGCAGTTGGCGACCCAGCAGGCGCTGCGGCATATCCCTTGGGATCGACGAAGCCAGCGCCACGAAGTCCTTGAACTCCTCCTCCTTCTTGCGCCGCTCCTGTAACGTGAACGAATCCAGCGGTTTAATCGTCAGCACCGCCGTGCGCGTCAGGTCGGCGGCTTCCTTCAGGCCCACGCCAATCGATGACATCAGGAACGACGACCGCATCGTGAACGCCCGCGCTTGGTGGTTCGCTGATCCCTTCAGGATGCGCCCACGCCCTTCGCTCGACGCCTGTCGCATCAGATCCATCACGGCCTTGCGCCGCGCGGCAGCCGCCATCTTATTCTCTTTCTCGTCGCTCTCCGCCTCGTCGAACACCACAGGCATGGCATCGTTCTGCACCACCTGCCGGATCCCGGCCTCGGTCGTGGCGCCCAGCGGATAGATCGCCAGATCGCCAAGGCATGCGCCTGCCACCGTGTTCACCACCGTGGACTTCCCTGACCCTTGGTTACCCGTGACCCATGCATGGGTGCGCCAGTCCAGCCCGCCGCACACCACCGCCGTCGCAATCCAGCCAGCCAGCAGGTCGCCATAGATCGGCGCATCCCACCGCACCTTCCCGCATAGCTCGCGGATCATGCGACCATCGTCGTCGCTTGCCATCGTCTCGAAGTTATCGACGTTCAGGATCAGGTCGCGGCCCTTCTCGTAGATCCAGCCGCTCTTCAGGCGAACGTGAGACACCTCGCGCGTCGGCGCTTCAGGGCGGCTGACCAAGAGCTTGTTCCCAGAATTGAGGATCGCCCTCGGCCCGTCCCTTTCGTCAAGCCAGATGCCGCGCCCGCGCAGCTTGGTCGGATCATACACCCCGGCCTTGTGGCACTGCTCCATCAGCATCACGCCAGATGCAACCCAGTCCACACCCTTGCCGTCTTCTTTGCCCTGCAGCCGACCCCAGTGATTGACGTCACCATAGACGTTCATGCACCCCTTCTGGCTCATCAGGCGGTCAGGATCGAACACGATCACCTGCTGCTGGTTCTGCAGCATCAGCATATATTTGTTGTGGTCATGCCCCAGCGGTCGCCACTCACGCGCGGCCTCCTCGTCAGGGTCTTGATCATCCAGCGGCGTCACATCGACGACCACCTTAGGCACCGCCGCGCGCTTCAGTTCCCGGCGCAGGATGTCCGTGATCTGCTGCGGCTTCGCCTTCAACGGCAGCGTGTCGGCCAGATCCCAGCCATCCGGGAACACCGCACTCAGCGTCACAATCGACACCGGCACACGCTGCTCACCCAGTTTCTTCTGAATCTCCAGCGCCGCCTCGATGCCCGGCGTGTCGTTGTCAGGCCAGACCACGCAGCTATGCCCAGCCAGCAGACTCCAGTCCGTCTGGTCGACAGCCTTCGCCCCGCCCTGCCACGTCGTAATGACCCAGCCCTCAGGCACATATTGCGCTGCACCATCGGCGGCCTTCTCGCCCTCGACGATCAGCACCGGTGCGCTCGGCGATGCCGCCAACAGGTCGCCGTTATACAGCGGGCGCTCCTTGCCAAACCCGGACGTGAGAAACTT